AGATGAAACTGCTACTGAAGGTAGCATGACACTTATTAAAACTTTAACTGCTAGTTCTAGTTCTACACTGTCATTTGTAGATGGAAGTTCTAGTGTGGTTTTAGATAATACATATCCTGTTTATTTATTTAAAATGATTAATATACATGCTGGAACAGCAGACGCAAATTTTCAAGTTGATTTTAGTGATGATACTGGGTCAAGCTATAATACAGCTAAAGTCACCACATCTTTTAGAGCAAAACATAAAGAAGATGGGTCAAATACAGCTTTAGAATATAGAGCTAATGCAGATCAAGCTGCATCTACTTATCAAACTATTGCAGAAAATTTATCTACAGGAAACGATGATAATGGTAATGGTGAACTTTATCTTTTTAACCCTTCATCTACAACTTTTACAAAACATTTTTTTAGTAGATTTACATCTTATCAACATAGTGAAGGTGGTAATCAAGATCAATTTACTGGTGGTTACATAAATGAAACAGGGGCTATTGATGCTGTATTATTTAGATTTCATACAGGAAATATAGATAGTGGTACAATCAAACTATATGGAATAAAGGATAGTTAATGGCACTTAATAAATTAAAATTTAATAGTTTAAATGTAACGCCAACAGCAGGTAAGGTAGTTGGGTTTAATTCTAGTGCTAATGGATTAGAGGCCACACTTAGTGGTGGTGCTATGAGATTTATTAAAAAACTTACCGCTAGTTCATCTAGTACATTATCATTTGTTGATGGTTCTAGCGATGTTGTATTAGATAATACTTATAAAGAATATATTTTTATTTTTACGAATATACATCCAGCTACTGATGGTACTGATTTTAATATAAATTTTTCTACAGATAGTGGTAGTAATTACAATGTAGCAAAAACTACAACTTATTTCCAAGCATATCATAATGAAAATGATAGCGTTACATCACTTGAGTATTTAGCAAGTAAAGATTTAGCACAAGGAACAGGAGTTCAAAAATTAGCAAATGCTATCGGAAGTGATAACGACCAACAAATTTCTGGTTTTTTACATTTATTTAATCCATCTAGTTCTACATTTGTTAAGCATTTTGTGAATAGAATTAATATTTCTAATAATTCAGAATATTCAGTGGATAATCATGTAGCTGGATATGCAAATACCACTAGTGCCATAGATGCCGTGCAATTTAATATGGCTAGCGGAAACATAGATTCAGGAACAATAACATTATACGGAATTAATTAAGGAGAATATATGCCCTATATAGGAAAAACACCCACTGTGGGAAACTTTCAAGTCTGTGATGCGATATCAGTCGTAAACGGACAGGCAGCTTACACCCTGCAAGTAGGGGGTGTTAATGTTGCACCAGAATCAGCTAATCATATGCTGGTTAGTTTAAATGGTATTTTACAAAAACCAGGATCATCCTTTACAATCTCAGGTAGTACGATGACCTTCGCCTCTAATCTGGCGACAGGGGATGTAATTGACTTCGTTCAAATATTAGGTAATGTGCTCGACCTGGGCCAGCCGTCTGACGATACTGTGACAGCTGCTAAATTAAACAATGATGTTATTTCAGGGCAAACTGAACTTGCTAGTGAACCAGCAGACACAGACGAATTTTTAGTATCAGACGCAGGGACTTTAAAACGAATAGACTATTCACATATTAAAGCTACTGGAATTACATTAGCAGATCAATGGCATATAACATCAGCTATTGATACTAATGATTCTAATACTGATACAGTTATTACAAACTGGACACAAGATGGATACACTGGTTATGGAAAAATAGGTACAATGTCAGAAAGTTCTGGAATATTTACTTTTCCATCAACAGGCATATATCTTTGTGAACTTGCTCTTACATTTTATTATAATAGTGCAGCTTCAAATTATAACTATTCAAGATTACAGATTACAACTGATAATTCTTCTTATAATACTAGATCAGAAACAACTAGTTTTACTAGAGCAGCTGAAAACTATGTAACATCATCTCCAGCATCAGCAATTGTAGATGTTACAAATACATCAAATGTTAAAGTAAGAGCAGTTTGGCATGTAAGAAGTTCTGGAACTGATGTTGAAGGTGGATCTATCGTAAGAAGTTATTTTAAATTTATAAGATTAGGAGATACATAGGATGTCGATGTTATATACAAAGGTTAAGCTTTATTTGGAGGCAAATTCTAAAACTTGGGATGATGAGCAAAATAATATTTTGTTGGAAAATACTGGTTCTGAAAGTTATATAAAAACTTGGAATGTTAGTGGTTTAGATAAACCTACAGACTCGCAATTGGCTAGTTATGAAACAGCAGGTAACACTGCTGAAACAAATGCTGGTATAGACGCAACTAGAAGATCTCAGTATGGAACATGGGAATTTCAAATGGAAATGATCTACAAAGATCAAAAGAACGGCACATCAACATTTAAAGATCATTGTGATAAAGTAAGATCAGACAACCCTAAAGGATAATAGATGTCAATCAATGTATGCAATGACAGATCCATGGCATCCATTACCAGTCTCCCCTCAGGAGTCACTGGTAGTAGTTTAGTATTATTAGAAACACAAACTGCTAGCTCTAGTGCTACCGTAAGTTTTACTAGTAATATAGATTCTACTTACAAAGAGTATATATTTAAATTTATAGATATACACCCAGCAACTGATAACGTAGATTTTACTTTTAATATGAGTACAGATGGTGGAAGTAATTACAATGTTACAAAAACAACCACTGCTTTTTATGCATATCATAAGGAAGATGGTAGCGAAGCTAATATGGCTTATACATCAGGAGAAGATTTAGCACAAAGCACAGCTTTTCAACCTTTAAACTCTAATCTTGGTAATGGTAATGATGAATGTTTTTCAGGAACTTTAACTTTGTTTAATCCAAGTTCTACAACATTTGTAAAACATTTTATAAATAATACTTCTTCTTATGATCAAGGTGACTATGCTGTACAATGGTACTTTGCTGGTTATGGAAACACTACTTCAGCAGTAGATGCTATTCAATTTAAAATGTCTAGTGGCAATATAGATAGTGGCACTATAAAAATGTATGGAGTTGTGTAATGTCAATTGTAACTTATAACAACAGAAGCATTGCAAATATCTCAGCTATACCTGGGGCAGCTAAAACATTAACTCATATTAAAACTTTAACTGCTAGTTCTAGTGCAACTTTATCTTTTGTAGATGGTAGTGATGATGTTGTTTTAGATTCTACTTATCCTATTTACGTTTTTAAATTTATAAATATTCATGCAGCAACTGATGCTGCTGATTTTTTAGTAAACTTTAGTACTGATACTGGTTCTAATTATAACGTAGCTAAAACTTCAACATATTTTACTGTTTATCATAACGAGGCTGACAGTGCTACAAATTTAGGTTATGATGATTCTCATGATTCACAACAGAGCACTGGTTTTCAAAAATTACAAACTAATTCAGGAACAGATAATGATCAAAGTTGTTCTGGTGAAATGTTTTTATTTAATCCATCATCAACAACATTTGTAAAAAATTTTATATCTACGATGCAAACATATCATAACGCAGATTATTCATTACAAACACCTGTAGCTGGATATGCAAATACTACGTCTGCAGTTGATGCTGTTCAATTTAAAATGGACAGTGGCAACATAGATGCTGGTACAATAAAACTTTACGGAATAAAAGATTCATAATGAGCATAGTTACACTTAATGATAGAGGAGTTAGATCGGTTACAGCCTTTGGGTCTTTGGCTACTGGATCTATGATATTTATTAAAAAGTTGACTGCTAGTTCTAGCGGTACATTAAGTTTTGTTGATGGTAGTTCTGATGTAGTTTTAGATTCTACTTATAAAGAATATTTGTTTACTTTTAATAATATACATCCTCAAACCACTGAAGATTTTATGTTTCAATGTAATGCTTCTGGAGGGTCTGGATATAATGAAACTATTACCTCAACTACTTTTGAAGCATATAACGCAGAGAGCGGTGGTACTCCAGGTCTAGGATATGATTCTGGTAGAGATCAAGCACAAGGAACTAGTTTTCAACCATTAGCTAATAATATTCAAAACGATAATGATAGTGGGGGTGCTGGATTTTTAAGATTATTTAATCCCTCTTCTACAACTTTTGTAAAACATTTTATAGGAACTATGACTTATATGAATAGTACACAATCTCAAACTATATATTCTGCAGGTTATATAAATACGACTTCAGCTATAGATGAGGTACAGTTTAAAATGGAAAGTGGCAACATAGACGCTGGAGATATTTGCCTTTACGGAATTTTATAATAAAAGGAGAAAAAAACAATGCCAAGATATCATAATATAAATGGTAACAGAGTACAGTTCACAGCTGAAGAAGAAGCTGCGAGAGATGCTGAAGAGAAAGCATGGGCAGATGGTGCACCTGCTAGAGCTTTAGCTGATCTTAGAGCTAAAAGAAATAGACTTCTTGCTGAAACTGATTACTTAGCTTTGTCTGATAATACTTTATCAGATGATATGAAAACATACAGACAAGATCTTAGAGATTTGCCTGCAGGTAAAGACACTGTTGCTAAATGTGAAAACGCTACATGGCCAACTAAACCATAATGGCACGGAAGTTTAAAGATTTTGTACCAAGACCAAAACCTAAGAAACGACCAAGAGTTCATAAAAAA